AGGATTCCCCCCCCGCTAGGATGGCAGGGGGGGTTTTTTTTGCTCCAATAGGCCGTTTGGCGCGGTTTTACCCCTTGCCAAACCTCCTTTCCCGACCTATGGTCGGAACCAGCACAGTTCGTTACTTGATGTAACTGTGCTAGGTGACACCACTAGGAGGTTGTATGCGTCGTTTCGCTGTTTCTAAGCGCCGTTCTTCGCGTCAGTTCCGCCGTAACGTGAACCGCACGAAGATGCTTAACACTTCGCCGGTTCCGAATCGTGGCGGCTTTCGTCTCTAATACCCTTGGCCTGCTTTCGGCCTCTTACGGCCTGGCAGACTGACGGTGGCGAGATCGTCTTTGTCGAGCGCGGGTCTATCCGTAGGGAGTTGCAACTCCCTTGCGGTCAATGTGTGGGCTGTAGGCTGGAACGGTCCCGTCAATGGGCCGTTCGGTGTATGCATGAGGCTCAGATGCATGAGCACTCGTGTTTCGTGACGTTGACGTATGACGATGAACACTATCGTCCGTCTCTTCACTACCCAGATTTTCAGAAGTTCATGAAGCGCCTGCGTAAAAAGTTCCCTGGCGCTCGCTTCTACATGTGTGGTGAGTATGGCGAGCAGTTCTCGCGTCCTCATTTCCATGCCTGTTTGTTCGGTGTGTTCTTTGCTGATCGTACTCCGTGGAAGTCTCTGGACTCCGGGTCGATGCTCTATCGCTCTAAGCAGTTAGAGGCGCTTTGGCCGTTTGGCTTTTCCTCTGTCGGTGATGTCACCTTTGAAAGCGCCGCGTATGTGGCGCGTTATGTGATGAAGAAAGTCACGGGAGACCGTGCTGACCTTCATTACCAGAGAGTTGATACCCGTACGGGAGAAGAGATCTCTCTTGTGCCTGAGTTCAATCGGATGTCTTTGAAGCCCGGTATCGGTGCTGACTGGTTCCGTCGTTTCAAGTCTGAAGTGTTTTGCAGGGACGGTGTTGTTGTGCGTGGTCGAGTGGGTAAGACTCCTCGCTACTATGACAATATGACTAAGGCTATGGATGGCTTTCTATTTGACGAGCTCAAATTTGCTCGTCTCCAGAAGGCTCTCGCGTGTTTGGATGATTCCACTCCGGAACGTCTTGCGACTCGCGAGGTTGTGACTAAGGCTCGGTTAACCTTTAAGAAGAGGACTCTATGAAACATGTTGTTTGTGCTGTCCGAGATCGTGCGTCTGATACGTTTGGTCGCCCTTTCTTTGTTATCGCTATTGGTCAAGCCATCCGTTCTTTCACGGACGAGATTAATCGGGCGTCGGCGGATAACAGTTTTAACTCTCATCCTGAAGATTTCGACCTATACGAGATGGGGACTTTCGATGATGATTCTGGCGATTTGGTTTCTATCAAGCCTCGCATGGTTGCTGTTGGCAAAGATGTGCGTGTAAAGGAGTAATGTCATGGCCCTTCCCAATTTCAAGAACCGCTCTGTTTCGACTCACGACTTTGCGATGATTCCGAAAGCGGAGATTCCGCGTTCGGCGTTTCGCATGCAGAAGAGTTTGAAGACCGCCTTCAATGGCGGTTACCTCATTCCGATCTTCTGCGAGGAAGTTCTCCCCGGTGATACGTTCAACCTGAAGATGACTGCGTTCTGTCGCATGGCGACTCCACTGTTCCCTGTGATGGACAATCTCCACCTGGAGACCTTCTTCTTCTTCGTGCCTAACCGGCTCACCTGGTCTAACTGGAAGAAGTTCATGGGTGAGCAGGATGCTCCCGGTGATTCGATTTCCTACTCGATTCCCCAGGTCGTTTCGGCTGCGAACGGTTTCACGGTTGGGAGTGTGTACGACTACTTCGGTCTGCCAACGGTTGGGCAGGTCGGCACGGGTAACACCGTGTCGGTTAATACGCTTCCTATTCGCGCCTACGCGTTGATTTACAACACTTGGTTCCGTGACGAGAACCTGTGTTCGCCGCTGCAGCAGAACACCGGCAACGGTCCTGATGCCGTGGGTGATGTTTCGTTGGTTCAGCGTGGTAAGCGGAAGGATTACTTCACGGGTTGCCTGCCCTGGCCTCAAAAGGGGTCTACTGCGATCTCTATTCCTCTTGCTGGCACTGCGCCGGTTACTGGTCTTGGTATTGACCTCAATACTGTCACCTTTGCTACGTCGGTTGCGGTTACTGAGACTGGCGGCGGTGGTCCGACTTACGCTGATGCTGTTCGGTCGTCTGTTAATCCCGGTCTTGTGGTTGAGACTGATAACACCGGTCTTGTTCCGCAGATTTATGCGGATCTGTCGTCTGCGACCGGTGCGACTATCAATCAACTGCGCCAGTCGTTTCAGATTCAGAAGCTGTTGGAGCGCGATGCTCGAGGTGGCACTCGGTACACCGAGATTGTTCGTTCTCACTTTGGCGTAGTCTCTCCGGATGCTCGTCTGCAGCGTCCTGAGTATCTGGGTGGTGGTCATACCCCGATCATCATTAATCCGGTCGCTAACACGTCTTCGGCTACAGGTTCGGATCCTGTTGGTGATCTTGCTGCTGTTGGTTCGGCTGTTGCGTCCGGTCACGGGTTCTCTCAGTCGTTCACTGAGCATGGCTATATCATCGGTATTGCGAACGTTCGTGCGGATCTCACTTATCAGCAGGGTTTGCGTCGTCACTGGTCGCGGTCTACTCGCTATGACTTTTATTTCCCTGCTTTTGCGCATTTGGGTGAACAGGCTGTGCTTAACAAGGAGATTTACTGTCGTGGTGACGCCAACGACGATTTGACCTTTGGCTATCAGGAGCGCTGGGCTGAGTATCGCTATAACCCGTCGGAGATCACGGGTCTGATGCGTTCGACGGCTTCGGGAACGATTGACCCTTGGCATTTGGCGCAGAAGTTCACCTCGCTCCCGACTTTGAACGCGGATTTCATCTTCGAGAGTCCTCCGATGTCGCGCATTTCGGCGGTCGGTTCTGGTGCTGATGGCCAGCAGTTCCTCATGGATGCGTTCTTCGACATCAAGGCGGCTCGCCCGCTTCCGATGTACAGCGTCCCTGGGTTCATCGACCGGTTCTAAGGAGGCGTTATGTGGGGCGCTATTGGTGCTGCGCTTGGTTCGTTCGGTCTCGACGCGATCGGCGGTGCGATTTCTGGGCATTCGGCTAAACAGGCGGCGCGTGAGCAGCGCAACTGGGAAGCCAAGATGTCCAACACCGCCATGCAGCGTCGGGTCGCTGATCTGAAAGCGGCTGGTCTCAATCCGATGTTGGCCTATATGAATGCCGGACAGGGGGCTTCGACCCCCTCCGGCTCTCGTGCTGAGGTTCCTGATTTGTCTCGTTCCGGTACTAATGCTGTGTCGTCTGCTGCGCGTGTTGCTGAGATGGCGTTGATTAAGGCGCAGAGTGAAGCGGCGCTTTCGCAGTCTTCTAAGAATCGTGCGGAGGCAGCGGAGTCTCTTGCTCGTACTCAGAAGACTCAACTCGAGACTTCCCAGATGGGCGAGTGGAACCCTCGCCTGTGGGAGGCTGATATTGGTTTAAAGGGTGCCTCGGCTTCGTCTGCTCATGCGCAGTCTATTAAGTCTAAGGCGGAGTTGTCCGAGATTGCTGCTCGAGTGGGTTCGCTTGAAGCGGATAAGTCGTTGAAGTACTCGGAGCAGGAACGTGTGATGCATGCCACTGATCTGTTGCGTGCTGAGATTCGTCAGAAGAATCTTTCGATGCCGATGATCCTGCAGTTGCTCGGTATGGATGTGGTTGCTAAGTCTCTCGGCCTGGAGTCGTTGAAGAATCAGGCGGAGGCTAATAAGGCCGCGTGGCGGCAGAAGCTTGCTGAGTTTGGTATCACTCTTGATGATCTTGGCCGTGTCGTTCAAGCGACCGGCTCTGTTGCCCAATGGGGCTGGTTGCTTAAGTAGGAGGTTTCTATGATTCGTCGTCTGACTGTTAATGGTGATGTGATGTGGATTGATTCCTCTGATGAGGATCCTGGTCTCGCGTGTGTTCTTCCCTCTCTTGCTGTTGATTCGTTGCGCGAGGAATCCGACATCAATACGATCGTTCGTCGTTTCGGTCTGACGGGTCGGATGCCGTCTGATATTCGGCTTCCGACCTATCAGAACTTCCTCGACGCCCCGGATGACTATCGGGGTGCTCTCGATGCCATTCGCGCAGCGGATGCGTCGTTTAATCGTTTGCCGGCCGCTGTGCGGGCTCGGTTTGAGAATGACCCGGCTCAGTTCGTAGATTTCTGTTCGGACCCTGCTAACCTGCCTGCACTCCAGGAGATGGGTCTTGCGCCTAAGCCGGTTCGTGTTGCTGAGGCTGACCCGGAGCCGCCGGCGAAGTAGGCTGTCCCACCACCTTCCGCGGCTCCACCCCCAGGCTATGGTTGGCCTGGTCGTAAGGAGGATTCCCCCCCCGCTAGGATGGCAGGGGGGGTTTTTTTTGCTCAAATAGTCGGTTTGGCGCGGTTTTACCCCTTGCCAAGCGTCCTTTCCCGACGTATGCTCGGAACCAGCTCGGT